CCGTACTGCCGTCTCGATGTCGGCCTCGATCTTCGGGTCGCTCCGGTCGTTGACCGCCGCCTCGACGCCTTCTGCGCAGTTGCCGGAGCAAAAGAACGAGATCGTCCCGTCCAACGAGATGTGCGCGAAACCGGTGACGCGGAACAGTGCCACGGCTACGCCTCCTCATGGGCTGCGAGCCCATCGTCAGGGCATCCGTAGTCTTCGCGCCGCATGCAAATCCAGCGCCACTCGTGCTCAGGAGCAACGTCGATCCCTCGTCCCTTCGCCATGGACCCCTTCCACTGCGCAACGCGCAGGCACTTGCGGTGCCAGCAGTGCTCGTCGAGCACGTCGACCTGCTTGCCGTCGATGCGGATCTTCATGGCTGCACCTCCTCGGTGGCGGCGCACCGTTGCTTGCGCAGCGCTTCGTAGGTCTCCGGCCAGTCCTTGTCCCGGCTCGCAATCCGCCAGCAGCGCCGGCACCAGCCGAGGGTCTCGCGCTCGTAGTCCGGGGTGCGGTCGCCGCTCTGCGTGAAGGTGGTTAGGTCGCCGCAGTTCTTGCATGTGACGCGGGGCTTCTTCACGGCTTCGCCTCCGTGATGTCGACCTTGCCGTCCGCGAGCGGCGTCTCCTTCACCACGTCGAACGCCACGCCATAGCCGTTCGCGTCCTTCAGTTCGACGACGCGCAGGATGACGCGCTCGCCGCTGTCCAGCTTGAGCGATTCGAGGCACTGGACACGTTGCCCCGTTGACGCGCTCGCATACGCGTAGCGCGCCGCTGTGATCGTGTGCCCTACGAGTGATGTCATGATCTGGTGCTCCAGTGAAGAAACGCCCGGCGACCGTGGTGCGATCGCCGGGCGGACCTCGCTTCGGCGTGCCGGCACGAACGCGCGCAGCCGCAGCCGGGTCCGCGATGCACCACGGCGGAGAGTGGGACCGTGGTGCCGAGACCCGGACATTGGCGGGCTGTGCGCTCGTGTCGTGTCACGTCGTGCCGAGTGCCTTGGCGAGATCGTTGAGTTGGTCGCAGCGCAGATCGGCCAGCCGCGCGGGCGGCGCGTCGAGGCCGAGCTTGTCCTTGGCGAACTGCATCGCGCCGTCGCGGTTCATCTTCGCGGCCTGCATCGCGCGCGTGACGAGGAACTGCATGCGCGCGTGGGCGAAGCTGTAGACCACGTCGGCCTCGGCCTCGGGCACCGCCACCCAGCTGCTGCCACGGTAGACCATGAACCCGAACTCCGGGCCCTGCCACAGCAGCGCGCCCTGCTTGGGCTCGGCCGGCGGCGCGAACTCGAAGTGCACGTCAGTCTCCTGCGTCAGCACGATGGCGTCCGGGTCCACGGGCGCAGCGGCGGGCTGCGGTGCCGGTGCTGCGGCGGCCGGCGCGGGCGCGGGCTCCGCCTTGGGCTTCACCTCGGCCTTCGGTTCGGCCTTCGCCTTGGGCGCGGCCTTGGGCTTCGACACGGGCGCTGCGGCCGTCGCGGGCTTGGCCGGGCCGAGTCCCTGGGACTCCTCGACGCGCGACTCTAGCGGCGCGTGCGCGGCGGCCTTCGCCTGTTCCGCCTGTCGCTCGACCGGGAACCAGTCCTCGACCGATGACATGCCGTCGCGCAGCGACACGAACACCTTGCGCAACGCGACCACCTGCGCCTTCGTGATCGTGTCGAGGCGGCGCAGGATGCGCGCCTCCAGTTGCGCGGTGGTCACGCCCATGGCCGCGAAGCTCGCGACCATCTTGCCGACAGCCTCGGGCCCGTTGTCCGCGTCGGCGTCCAGCGTTGCCTCGCACTGGCGCACGGCGGCCTCGACCACGTCGCCTGGGATCAGGGCCAGGATGCAGGCGCGCAGTCGGCGCGCGCCTGCGTTCGCGACGGTCTCGTAGATGTCGCGCGGGTCCGACAGCGACGTGACCCCCTTCTTCGTGTGCCGCTCGTGCTGCACGACGAACGTCACTTCGCGCCGCACGTTGGTCTCCACGTCCCAGGCGTACGCCTGCACGGTCGACGCGCCACCGTGCTGGTCGAGCTCGCGGACGCCGAACTGCACGTTGCCCCACACTTGGGCAACCGCTTCGGCCAGTCGGATGCTGGGCCCGGTGATCTCCTGGCCGCCGCGCGAGTAGCTGAACACGGCGGCCTCGGCGAGACCGGGTCGCTGGCACGCCACGAGGATGCGGTCCATGGCCTGCCGCTCGTTGCGCGGGTTGGCACGCGCCACCACGAGGGCAGCCTGCACCTCGGTGATCGCGCGCTGCTCGTCGCTGCGCGCCGTGGCAACGGTCGCGACCTCGCGCTGGCCGAAGGGATTGCGGACAGCCGGCACCTGGGCCGGCGAACTTACTGCTTCCTGCGTCATCTGTCGTTCTCCTGGTTTCGTTTCGTCAGTCTGTCAGTCGGAAGGGTGCCGTGCGCGCGTCCCCTCAGGACCGCCCTGCGATGGGCGCGCGCACGGCACGGGGGAATCACCAGACCTCCGCGTTGGCCGGCACTGCGGCCGGCGGCGGCAGCAGGTGCGCGTGCAGCCGGTGGCCTTCGGCCAGCAGCCGCGCGTCGCTCTCGCGGTGCCAGCGCCGCGCGATCTCGTCGCCGCGCATCAGGTCGGCGTGCTGATCGGCGAGGCGCTGCACCTCGTGTTCGGGAAGGCCCATCTCCAGGGCAACCTGTGCGATGGGCACGCGGTCGGCGCGCAGACGTGCGTGCGCGACCCGTTGCTGTCGTCCGATGTTCGTCATGGTCCTTGCTCCACTTTGCGGCCGCTCACCAGACCTCCTGATGTCGTCGGCCTTCGATGTCGTGTTCTGCGTCGTGCTCGCAGCCGTTCAAGGCCGCAATCGCTGCCTCATCCTCGGCCGTGAGCACGTCCTTGCGCAGCAGGTGCAGGCTTCGGACGAAGCGTTGCTCGGTCAGCTTCGTTCCGGCGCAGTGCGCATAGTGCGCGCGTGCTCTCTCGTTCAGCGGTGTCACAACGAACGACCAGTCGGTCGGGTCGTAACGAGCGACGAAGCACGGCAACGGCCCGTCGCGGTAGCCTTCAGCCAGCGCGACGAGTGCTCGATAGGTCGCGTGCTTCGGGTCAACTCGCCGCGCGTTCACGTGTTTGTACTCGACCAGCGCGCAAGGTTTCCCGTGGTTATATTCGAGCATCACGAAGTCCAGATCGACCGCCGGGCAGTTGAATCCCCACGAACCGTGCCGCTGGCTCAGTTCGGCGTCGCGCCAGCCAGTGCGTTCTGTACGCCAGCAGTTCACCGGAGCACCCTGGCCTTCGCCTTCTCGACGTTCCGCGACGAGATGTCGCACCCGACGAACCGGCGACCGAGTGCGAGCGCAACTACCGCAGTCGTGCCGCCACCGAGGAACGGATCGCAGACCAACTGCCCAGGCTTCGACAGTCGCTCCACGAGGTCGGCCATACCACTCTCCGACTGGCCCCAGTCGTGGAACCGCTTGTCATTGTCGTTCGGCTTGCTGACCGCCACGTCGCCGAACCACTCGACGGCTTCGCCGAACAGAAGAACAGGCTTCCACGCCGTGTTGACCTTCGCCTTCCACTGCTGCACCGCTTGCCCGCCGGGCGTCAGGTACGCCAACGTCCACCGATAGTGCAGGTGCTCGCACAGCCGGCGCATGACTTCGGGCAGGTAGGTCTGGCCGCTCATCACCGCCACGAGCGGAACGCCGGCCGCCTTGCAGCCTTCGGCAAGCTCCGAGAACGCTGGCAGGTAGGCTGCCTCGTAAGGCGGGTCCGTGATCACTGCGTCGGGTCGGACGCCGCTGGCGAACAACTCGGCGCACGTGCACACGCGAAGGTCACAGACGCTTTCGATCCTGCTGCGCTTCGCTGCATCGACCTTCTTTTGCGCCGCGTCGAGGTCGCGCTCGGCCTGCTCGGCCCGCACCTTCTTCTTGGCTTTCGCGATGGTCGTCTTGCCCGCGATGATGTCATCCACGGCCTTCGGGTCCTGCCTCGCGATCGTGGCGACCGCGCGCAGCTTCCGCTCTGGGACCTTGAACTCGGCGGCGACGGCGGCACGGGTGCGCGGCTTCTTCTTGGCATTCGTGGAGGCCACGTTGTCCTCCACGTATCCACTGCCCTGCTTGCCCTTCCACCGCGTGTTGATCGCGTCGGCCGCCTGCGCGCTGCGCGCCATCTTGCTGCGCCGCTGCACCACTCGCAGCGCCATCGCGCTGCGCTGGTCGTCGGTCACGTTGCGACGCGCGAGTTGGTTCGTGTCGATCCAGTCCTCGGCCGCGTCACGCGAAGGCAGCGACAGCGTGCGCACCTTGAACGCGACGCCGTGCTGCTGGCAGATCGCGAGGCGGTTGTGCCCGTCGAGCAGCAAGCCCTCCTCCTGCCAGACGACCAGCGCATCGCGGCACCCTTCGCGCAGGATGCTCCGCTCCAGTTCGGCG